ATCAAACCGCTGATATGGCATTTAATGGATTAAGTGGAACAGTAGAAAAATATTCATACGCTTCCACACCATTTATTACTTCACAGTTTTTAGATACTAATAAAACAACTAAAGAATTATTTAGATTCCACACATTAGCTCATGGTACTTCATGTAATTCAGATTATAAAATATCAATTGCTAATTTAAAAGAACCAGGAGATATAGATAATGAAGAACAATATTCTCAATTTTCTGTAATAATAAGAAAATATTCAGATACTGATAAAAATCCTCTTGTTATAGAACAATTTAATAATGTTACTTTAGATCCAATTTCTCCAAGATATATTTCAAGAATAATTGGAGATAGATATCCACAATACAATGACACATTAGGTAAAGTTGAATTATTAGGAAATTATCCAAATGTTTCAGAACATGTTAGAGTAGAAGTAAATGATTTAGTAACAGCTAAAGCATACTCACCAAAATTATCACCTAAAGGATTTAAAGCAGTATTAGATCCAATTGCAACATCTTCATTAAATGGCGCTTACGGTGATATTATAGTACCATCAGCTTCTTACGAAGGAGAACAAACAGTAGGAGGAAATTATAGTCCTAGAGCATATTTAGGATGGAAATTTATGGAAAAAGCATTTGATAATTACAACTGGATAAAACCAATACCATCAACTGCAGGATCTAACATATCAGGTGACTTTAATGTAGAAAATCATCATGGTCATCCAAGTTCAAGCATATATTCAGGTTCATTAAGTTCTTCACTTTCATCATCGGCAATTGAAGCTTCTCAACTTAAATTTACAGTTTGTTTCCAAGGAGGTACAGATGGTATTAGACCAGATGTTCCAATAGTTACAGGAAATGAAGCTCCAGATGCTTTTGTAACAGGATATTCAACAGGAGCTAATTTATATGGATTTGATGTAAATGACACAGCAGCTGCTGGTTATAAAGGATACACAAAAGCAATAAATATTCTTTCAAATCAAGACGAATATGACATTAATATGTTAGCTATGCCAGGAGTAAATTATGCGACACATCCTTTAATTGCAAATGCAGGTATTGATATGTGTGAAGAAAGAGGAGATGCATTTTTTGTAATGGATTTAAATACAATAGATTCCTCAGTAAACACAGCAATAACCAATGTACAAGGTTTAGACAGTAATTATGCAGCAGTATATTATCCATGGGTTAAAGTGTTAGATACAGCTAGAAATGTACCAGTAATGGTTCCACCTTCAGTAATTGTACCAGGAGCAATAGCTCAATCTGATAGAATTGCAGCAGAATGGTTTGCACCAGCAGGTTTAAATAGAGGTGTATTAGGAAATGTAATTGAAGCTAAAATAAGATTAAACCAAGCTGAAAGAGATAAATTATATGATGCTAAAATTAACCCAATTGCTACATTCCCACAAACAGGAGTTTGTATTTGGGGTCAGAAAACATTACAAGAAAGATCAACAGCTTTAGATAGAATTAATGTTAGAAGATTATTAATTACACTTAAGAAATTTATAGCAAGTTCTTCTAAATACTTAGTATTTGAACAAAATACAGATAAAACAAGAATAAGATTCTTAAATATAGTAAATCCATATTTAGAATCAGTACAACAAAAACAAGGATTATTTGCATTTAGAGTACAAATGGATGAATCAAATAATACACCAGATGTAATTGATAGAAATCAATTAGTAGGTGCAATTTATTTACAACCAACTAAAACAGCAGAATTTATAATACTTGACTTTAATGTATTACCAACAGGAGCTACATTCCCTGCATAAAAAAAGAAAAGAATTATATTTATAATAGAACAATAAAAACAAATAAAAGATGGCAATAAAATCAACTAACGACATGATGTTCACAGCATTTGAACCTAAACTACAAAATAGGTTTTTAATGCTTATAGATGGAATACCTTCATACTTAATTAAAAAAATAGCAAGACCAAGTATTTCTTTTGGAGAAGTAGTTCTTGACCACATTAACGTGAAAAGAAAAATTAAAGGTAAAGCAAATTGGGATAACATTTCATGTGATTTATATGATCCAGTAACACCATCAGGTGCTCAAGCAGTAATGGAATGGGTTCGTTTATCACACGAGTCAGTTACAGGTAGAGATGGTTATTCTGATTTTTACAAAAAAGATCTTCATATTCATACATTAGGACCAGTAGGTGATGTTGTTGAAGAATGGATTTTAAAAGGAGCATATTGCCAAAGTGCAGGTTTTGGAGATATGGATTGGACTTCAGATGCACCAG